CATTACTGCCCTTTTCTGCAGTAAGAAATACTTCGAAAATCTTTCTGCAGTTAGTTTCAACTCCGGTTCTTTTATTTTTTTTAAAACAGCTTCATTAATAATAATATTATTTTTATCTGTAAACTGTTTAGGCTTCCAACCTTTCTTCATTAACCTGTCTGCTATCTGCTGACGAGAGCCAATGTTAAAAGAAATTTCTTTTGTCTTAGTCTTCATCTCCACAATGGTAGGTTCAAACTCTTCCAGTGACCATTGTTCTAAGTCATAGATGTCTTCTTTTAGTTTTGCTAATAACTGTTGTGCCTTCATCATATCAAAAGCAAAACCATTCTTCTCTTGTTGGTCTAGTATCAATCTTATATTATGTTCAAGGTCTGAAGACTCTTGAGAAAAACCATTGCTTTCTTTTATTAATTCATTATAGACTGCATGTGTTATTTCTACATCTTGTTTACAGTAATTCAACATATTAAAATCGTACTTAGAAAAGTTTACATCTTCTCCACCTTTAAGCATGTTTAGTTTTTCTCCCCATGCTCTAAGGCTATGTCCTTTTTCTCTGATAGGATTAAATAACTGTGACAAAATTAATGTATCTATTATTTTATCTGGTGTTATTCCTGTACCTAACAACCTATTTAGAACCGGTGCATCAAAAGATAAACCATTATGCATGATAAACTTATCTACTTTCTTTGCCCAACTATTAAAACTATACATAGTATCTGGGTCAAATACAGTAACCAAATTAGTATCTACATTCTTTGCTACAATACAATGTATCTTACTAGGATTAAAACCATCTGTTTCTATATCAAGGATTACTTTCATTCTCTTCCTTTCCACACCAGTTACAAGGCTCTCCTTTACCTACTTCCATCATACTTTTTTCTGTATCACAATAATGCTCCCACATCTCTGGTTCTTTTTCTTTTTTGTTATCTAACCACTCTTTATAACCTTTTATCCAAAGTTGTTTATCTTCTTCTTCTTCTGAAAAAGTATGATACACTAATACAAATGTCTCACACTTAGGACAAGATAAGTTACTAACTATATCGTGTTCATCTCCTTCTTCTCCATCATGGTCTCCACCATGTATTAATTCTGTTCCACAATACATACACTTCATAACTGTACTCCTGTTGTTGTTCCTTCTAAATTATCTTCAAAAGGATTGTCTATTTGTGACATTCTACCAGAGTTTTTATCATAATGCAAGTAAGAACATACACCTGTCTCTCCTGTGTATCTATTCTTTAGAATACGAATCGTTGTTGTACAAGCTATAACATCATCTTCTGCCTGTTGATTTCTTTCTAATGCTATCACACTATCGGATAGATGTGCAATGCTAGCACTACCTCTTAGATGTGATAGAGTTACTTCCTTACCATTCTCATGGCCTAAATCTCCTGAAGGTCTACGTAGATGTGATACTAAGAGAAGACCTACACCAGTTTCTTCTACAAGTGAACGCAACTTAGTCATCAATACATCAATAGATTTTCTCTCATCTCCATCATCTTGTCCACTAACTAAGATAGATAAATGGTCTAAGAATATCCACTTACAATCCAAAGACTTTGCCATGTATCTAACCCTAGATAGTATCTCATCATTACCTATAGAACCGAAGTGGTCAAAGGCAAAGAACCTACCAGAACCTATCGTGTCTTCTTGCCATTTATTTAATTGTTCTCTTGAGAATTTATTTCTTATCTCTTTGATGTACAATCTTTCATTGGCCTCAACTGACATAATATTAAATGCAGTATTCTTTGTGCTCTCTTCCAGTGCTAGTATACCTATGTTATCACCAGAGTTTCTAAGTATGTGATGCATTAACTCACGCATGATAGAAGACTTACCCATGCCTGCACCAGATGTAAAGGTAACTAATTCTCCTGTCCTCATGCCATATGTTTTTTCATTCATGGCACTCCAAGGATAAGGTATAGTCTCACAATCCTTCTCATCATATAATGATTCTCCTAGTCTGGATAAGTTCATTATGCCTGCCGGTGTGTATGCTTCTGCACTCCACCAGTTTTGTATAAAGTCTTTAGCCTTACCCATCTTCTGATATTCATTAGGGTCTTTGTGTTCTAGTCTTACAATCTTACATTTGTTAGGTTCAAATAACTGAGCAACCTTTTGAGATGCTTCAATCCCAGGCTTGTCATTGTCAAAACAAACCACCACATTCTCAAAAGTATTTAAGTATTCTAAGTGTTGCTTACAATTCTGCACTGCACTTTGAACTCCATTCTTTATTGATACTACTGCCCACTTACTTCCTAACATCTCATAAGCAGACATGGCATCTATCTCACCTTCAGTGATAGTAATATATTTACCACCAGATTTAAATAGATTCTGTCCAAACAATAAGGCATCAGTCATATCTCCTTGAGACCATATTCTTTTTCCTTCTACTTGTCGTACCTTAGTAGCAACATGGCTACCTTCAGTGTTATAATATTCATAGTAGTGATGTGAAATAATAGAACCATTTGTTTTTATTTTTGTCCTATACTTTCTGGCAGTCTCTTCAGTTATTCTTCTCTCTCCTAGACCTCCATAATCACCGGTGCTTGAAACTTTGTTTTGTATATCTACAACTTTCGCTTCCATTTTTGCCTCTCCTACATTGTTAAATCGTTTTTGACAGGAGAAGCAGAAGGCATGTCCATCAGCATGTATGTTATATCCATTGCTGGAATTACCACATGGGCACTTACCTCTACTTATCCATTTACTTTGCATTATAACATACTCGCAGAGTTATTCAACCCTATGAATGTGTATATTACTGTGTATATTATTAATACTTCTAACCACATATTTTTATTCCTTTATTTAAATGTATAATATATCATCATAATAAATATATATAATATATATAAAAACATTAATAAAATAAATATATTAGTTATTATATAAGTTATATAGTTATATATTATAATAAACTTTTTCATAATGTCAATCAAAATCTTTTAAAGTTTTATTGTATACTAATTCTGCTGAATAAATATCAAGGCCAATACTGTTTTTACAATCCTGTTTCGCTAGCATACTTGCCTCTTCATTTGAACAACCTTCTCGTTTATATTCTTTAAATAATTTTCTGTACATTCTCTTCTCATCTTTATCCCAAAGATTCTGCATCTTAATTCTCCTAATAATTATATAACAAAATAAATAAACTTACAAGTAATAATATAGGAAATATATTATTTACCCATAAGTATCTAACTTTCTTTGGATTTTGAAACCAAGAACCTGTAGCTTTTAATCTCCTATCTCTATCACTACTCATCCTTTAAATGGCCGGCATCAGGCATCTCAGCATCTCCTATCCACGCACTTCCTTTATCATTGATAATTCTTTTACCATTATCTTTTACTAATTCTATTTCTCTTCTTAACTTATAGTTTTCGTCTGTTAATCTTTTAATTCTTTTGTTAGCATTTACTAATTGTTCTTGTAAATCCTTAACATTCTTTTCTAATATATTTAATACTACTGGGTCGTACATTGTTACTCCTATCTAGCTAATAAATAAGCTAATAAAATTATAAACATTCCTATTAAAATTCCACCAAGAAAATAATATAATGTGAACTGTGCACATATCATTGTATTCTCTCTATCACCACACCGGACTGCTCGGCTAAACCTAAATCAACTCCCCAAGATACCATTGCCTCCTTCGCTTCCTTCTCAGTTTTAAAAGTTAATACTTTATTTTCTTCATCAACTAATTGGTCAATAGGAAATTTCTCAGTCCATTCACACCTTCTTAAATTTTTACTTGACATAAATTTATAATGTGCTATCAGAAACATTTTTCTTTCTCCTTTTATTTTTCTTCATAATCTTTCTCCTATATCTTGTGTCAAGTAAATTATTTAACACAACATAAGGTACTCTAATTATTTGTTTTATTTTTATCATAATTTTCTATCCTTATTATACCATAGATATTTATTCTATGCAACTCCTATTCAATAGGTTGTGATAGTAAGTCCATAATCTTCTATCGGTTGAGTTTACATCTCCAGTAACTCTCCACCATTCTTCAGATTGTTTCCAACCTTTGTAATACCTATCTTCAATAACATTTATTCGTTGTTTTATTTCTTTATAATTTAATTTACTCATTCTTTATTTCCTCTAACTCTTCTAAATAAAAAGGTGTTAAATAATTTTCTATCTTAGTTATCTGGTCTTGTATATGTTCCAAATCTTTTTTAGTTACTTCACTAGGTTCATCTAAACAAGATGCTATAGATATACTAGCTTCTCTTACTGCTTTTAATATTCTTTTACTCATACATTAATCTCCTGTATATTTATATTTAAATAGTCTGCCATTAAGTATCTTAGTTCTGTATAGCAGTCATCACATAATAAAAGATTAGATGCATTGTTCTCCATATCTTCTGGATATGCTTTATTCTTTTTACACCTATGACATTTAATTTTTTTACTCATCTTTATCTCCTGAGATAGCACCTATCTTACCTTTAAATGGTAGTATCTTTGCTTCTGGTTGTACAGCATCTACTAACTTTAAGTCAGGCATAAACTCTATATCTTCTTCAATATCATCTGGACATATATTATTTAATATTAAAATATCTGTAACCTCTTGTAGGTATTCTTCAAATAATAATTGTGCTTCATCAGTATATATCTCCACACCTTTTTTATCTACAGTTATAAAACTATCGTAGTCTTTGCCGGCCTTCTTCTGTAACATTCTATCTGCAAGTTCACAACTTAATTCTAAAAATGTAGGCTCGTCTATAAAATATTCTTTAGTCATTCTTTCTCTCCTTTTTTTTACCTTCAAATATAAACTCTTCTAGTTCATGAAATCCTCCTATGTGTAGAAAGATTTGTGGTACAGTTTTATGGCCGGCCTCTTTAAATCTTTTTATCTTTGGCCGGCTATCTAACATCCTCTCTTCGTATACTTCTCCCATATCATCTAGTAATGACTTAGCTTCTGCACAGTATACGCAATTCTTTTGTGTGTATATAATATATTTAATCATCTTCTAAGTCCTCCTGTCCTTCTGTTATCTCTGAACTTCCATCACCCCATT